AAAAAAGACTACGAAAGACATTTAACAACAAATAAGCATTTACATACCCTCAGAATTAATTCAAATACATGCAACGAAATCAATAAATTCCTATGCTGTTGTGGCAGTAACTATTCATGTTACGAAAATTTGCTTCAACATAAAAAATCTTGCGAGGAAAAACATTTCAACTCTTCTGCTGTATACAAACAAATATTAGATAGTGTTCGAGATAAAAATAGAGAACTATATTCCATGGTTGAACATTCAAAAGATACACCACATCATATATCACATACAAATATTGTGAACCTCAACTTTTTTATTAACGATTCAAAAATATCGGAAAAACATTTTGTTCTTGCAAAACCGGATAAGTGATATAGTTTGGTAGATCTTATAGTAATTTACGTATCACTGTACAAGTTTCTATGTATTTAACAACAAAATTGATTAGAAACAATTCATGTAATATATGACATAATGGAGGTTGAAAAAGAAGAGATCAAAACTCGTAAAAGTTTAAACCCAATTATTAAATGGAGTGGTGGAAAAAAAGACGAACTCAAGCAAATATTACCCCATATTCCCAATGATTTTGATACTTATTTGGAACCATTCATCGGAGGTGGTGCAGTATACTTTAATTTAAATCCGGAAAAGGCTGTAATTAATGATGTACATAAAGAATTGGTTGACTTTTATCAATCCATTAAAAATGGCGATGCGAATAAAATATATGAATTTATGAAAGAACATCCGAACGATGAAGAGACATATTATAAAGTTAGAGCGTACGATAATGCAAAGGTTCTGGATAATGCAAAGAGGTTCTACTATTTGCGGAAAACGTGTTTTCGTGGTATGCTTCGTTATAACAAAAATGGAAAATTCAATATACCCTTCGGTAGATATAAAACCTTTAACTTTGAAGAAGTGAAAAATAAAGAGTATGAAGACATTTTGAAAAGAACTGAAATATGCAACACGAGTTTTGAGACCATATTTGATGAATACAACAATAGAGACAACTTTATGTTCTTAGACCCACCATACGATAGCGAATTCACTGATTATGGGTACTGTACATTCGGAAAAGACGAACAGAAAAAATTAGCGAAATGTTTTAAAGAAACAAATATCAGATGTCTGATGATAATTGGAAAGACACCGTTCATTCAAGAATTATATCAAGACTATATTGTTGACGAATACAGCAAAAAGTACAGGTTCAAATTACATTCTGGAAGAATTGGTGATGAAATAAACACAAAACATTTGATCATCAAAAATTATTAAATTTATGCAATTATTTTATAACTATTCCTATTTGTTTAGATAATTAGAAACCGATATCAATATTTTTTCCTGATTACTTAATTTACGGAATAGTAACACTTTATCGACAGCAACAAACATAAATTGGTTTCTATAATTTTTACACTTTATTACACTACCATAATCAGCAGTAATAATGTCACACACAATACCACCCTTTGTTAATTTTAATTTACTTGGATCAGATAAAGGAATCCATTTGATATAACTTCCAAATTTTATGTCTGGAAGCTCAAATACATGTATGTACTCTTTTAATTGAGTTAAAAAGTCTACCGTCATATCATTTGACAACTCTAATTCTGTAAGAGCTTCTATTTTTTGGTTGTGAATTTCTTTGGATGTAAGCTGGAAAATGGATTCGTTGTTCTCATTATCCATAGCATTCAGTAATAATTTCATCTCATCTTGATCCATTAAATATAATTTATATAGTTGCAGAAATTATATTTAACCTCTTTTGTGTCACATCTATCAGGAATCGGTTAAAACAATTCCTCTATATTGCAATCTGTACAACATATCAAAATATTATGTCCCTTTGTACTGATAACGAATTTATGCTTTTTCTTTACGCATTCTTTTTTATGCCAAAACGAAAAATAAATGTGTAGACGATCTAAATTTAATTCTTCATCATTCAACCCTTTTAAATCATAATCGTAAACTATATATTTTTTATTTACGCATTTTCCACGACAGGTAGGACAACCAACACATTTTTTGCTCCATTCTTTACAACACTGTTTACAAAATTTATGATGCGAACAATAATTTATTAATACTCTATCCTCAAAACATACTGAACATTCCTCCTTTTTTTTATAAATATTAGTACACCATTCGAACATATAAATTAACTACATAAATTAAACCTCCATTATTTTCATTTTCTGGGGTTGTAATTTATTTGGTATAATTTATAATATATATACCTTTTATGGGGTCGCTTTTCTCGACAAATAGAAATACAGGGTTAATTGAGAAAGAGGTGGACAAATTACATTTGCGCACAAATGATATTACCAATAAAAAAGAAGATAATGATATATTTTATATACATATTTACGGTAGCTAATTACCAAAACGATATGATTTTTGTATTAAATATACCCCCGCAAGTATAAATAACATTCCTATTAAAAATATATATACATTGAAACTTTTCATTTTTAATAAATACAAACTACCGAAAAACGTAACAAATACGCTTAAACTTAAAATCAAATGCATCGTAGATGGATTATCCATATATTTCATCGCCAAATATATAAAATATCATGATAGTAACATGGTGGTAGCTATTAATAGCAGTAATAAATAAGTATTATCATATTCAGATAGCAATTTCAGAGAAAAGATGTGAATTCCTGCAGTTAATGAGGCCAGAATTGAAAATATCAGTCCTTTCATTTATATACATGTATATTAATTTTCAACATCTTACATATATATTATCGGTATTGCTTCTGATCATTATTGTACCCGCGCTTGCAATTTGAATCATAACTTTGAAACATAGATAATGCATTTTATGCCACGTTTTTTGTATGCCACGATTTTTTTGTGCCACGATTTTTGTATGACACGTTTTTTTGTGCCACGTTTTTTTGTGCCACGATTTTTGTATGCCACTTTTTTTGTGCCACGATTTTTGTATGCCACGTTTTTTTGTGCCACGTTTTTTCCACCCAAAATAGAAGTGGAAAATTCAAAATAATATATATAGATATATTATATTACAATGAAAGATTCCGCACAAATGGAAATATTATGGAACAGTTCGGTACTCTTTATATTCATATTGATTGTATCTGGAAATTATTTAGGAGCATTATTACCTTGTAAAGTTCAAGACTTTATTGAACATAATATGTATATGCGTCATTTTCTCGGCTATATGACAATGTTGTTTTTTGTTATATTAACAATGCCTGATCTTTTTATAAACAATATATTTACATCATCAATTTCCCTGTATCTATACTTTCTATTTTTTTCGAAAACTTATTGGAAAATTTGGGTCGCAATCATGATTATTCTCTCTATTATTTATTTGATAAATACTGTATATGATATGAGAAGGTCGAAGTCAAATCTAAGTGGAATAAGTTATGACGATATAAACGATGAGGCTAATAAGAGTTTATTCCTAGGATACGAAGATGTCTTTATAGATATGTATGCAAAACACATGCCAAAGATTAGAACAGCAGTGATAGCATTGATATTACTTCTTACTCTCATAGGGTTTTTGATATATCTAGGAAATAAAAAAAAGGAATTCGGTAAAAATTTCAATTTTATAAAATTTTTGTTTGGAAACCCGGTATGTAAACACTATACTCCTCCAATTAAATCATATATAGAAGAAATTAAATATGCTTTCAAATAAACTCATGCAGTAAATTTGTCATACACATAAACAATGATACGAATTGCACATAATGTAAAATTATATCCCAAATCGAAGATGATTGCCAATCTCTCATTTGTACTCATACATATCCGTGTGTATGTGTACAAACTGTCCATTCTCACAAGAAGCACAGTCATTATTACCGGAACCTTAATAGGAAACCAACGATTTATGTAGTATATCATTCATTAATTTTCTAGTTAATGTATATGTACGACACAGTTATAGTAGGTGGAGGCATATCCGGGCTATATACATATATGAGATTGATAGATGAACAAATAAAAACTAAAAGTAGAGAGAATATTCTTCTAGTCGAACAGAATGAGTATTTCGGAGGAAGAATATTGCAAGTGAATGAAGATTTAAATGGTATTCATTACTCATTTCCTGCGGGAGCAGCACGTTTTAATCGAAATCATACACGTGTGATTGGTTTATTGAAGCGATTTGGTCTGCTTGATCTTAGAAGAGAACGGGGCGGTACATCTTCGATCGATTTTATTGATAGTACAAATCAATTTAAGGGTGTTTTTGATAATGATAACGGCTTTGTATATATAGATAAGGTTATCAAATGTGGCAAGGAAAAAGATACGACCCAATTGCAAAATATGTCGTTTAAGGATCTCGCCAGCACCTGTTTGACATCTAAACAATTGGAATTTATGTTGACAGCATGTGGTTATAGTGGTCAATTGAAATATATGAACGCATTTGACGCCATAAATTTATTTTCACATGGAATTCGAACTGATGTAAAATATTGGGGAGGAAAATTTCATCTTCTTGTCACTAAAATGATTGAATACTTGCGAAAACATCGCGCAAACTTACAGCTTGATAGTCAAATTACTGAAATTGAACGAGACGAAAAGGGTTTATACACTTTAAAATTCAAAAATAGTACACTTCAATCAAAAAAAGTGATTTTATGTATTCCACAACCCGCATTATTAAAACTGAATATATTAAATCCGATTCATAATTTATTACGTGATACCATATCTTGCAAACCATTGTGTAGAACGTATGCAATATTCGATAAAAAAGATATTTGGTTCAAAGATATTGATTCAAAAATCGTCACTAACAATCAGCTTCGTTACATCATACCCATGGATACAGAAAAGGGGTTAATTATGATATCATACACAGATGATGTTTATACCAAATATTGGAAATCAATACAACATAATCAAACGAAGTTAAAACAATCTGTTGTCAAATTAGTTCATGACACATTCGACAGGAAAATAAAAAAACCGATCAAGGTTATTGTCTGTAGTTGGGATTGTGGTGTAGGTTATTGGAATAAAGGGGTCGATAGCAAAATAATGTCGGCGTTTATATTGAACCCTTTTTCTAATCTATACATATGTGGCGAAAACTACAGTACAAATCAAAGTTGGGTCGAAGGCGCACTAGAAACATGTGATAAATGTTTAAATAAATTGTAGAACCATCTTTTTGACTCTTTTTTTTTTTCAATAAAAAAATTCTATTTCGCTGAAATTAAACAACTCACCACCTTTTTTCTTATTTTCAAAAATTTAGAATTTCGTAAAAAATAAAAAAAAGTGGTTGAGAGCATAATGCTCTTATTTCCGATTTTAGATTTTCAGTTTGTGAGCATAACTTTTTTTAATTTTTTTTATCATAATTGATTTAGGAACTTTTTTTAATTCCATAATATAGGAAAATGGAATTATTGGAAAGTTCCAAAAGTTCCAAAAAATACATTTGTGAAAAATGTGACTATGTTACCTGCAGAGAAAGTCAATATGTGCGTCACCTGAGCACACGAAAACATAAAATGGAACCAAATGGAATTAATGGAAAGTTCCAAAAGTTCCACTCAGATATGGAGTATATTTGTGAGACTTGTAATCGAAAATACAAAACTCAGTCAGGATTATGGAAGCATATAAATAAGAATGCATGCATAAAGGTTGAAAGTATTTCCAGTAGTGGAGATCATAACCAAAGCGTAGACAATGATATTCTCATAGCGATGATAGATGAAAACAAAGAATTGCGCGATGTTATGGTAAACGCAAATCAAAGTTTGAGAGAAGAAAATAAAGAACTGAAGACGCTTATAGGAGAAGTGTGTAAACAATTACCAAAAATGCAGAATACTACTATTCACAATAATAATATTTTTAACATCAACATGTTCTTGAACGAAGAATGTAAAGACGCTATGAATTTAACGGATTTCATTAATTCAATACAATTAAGCGTCGAAGATATTGAAAGTATTGGAGACAAGGGCCAAGTGGACGGAATGGCAAATATACTGATCAACAAACTGAATAACCTAGATGTGCTCAAACGCCCTATGCACTGCAGTGATGTTATAACAGAAACCATCTACATTAAAGATAAAGACAAATGGGAAATCGAAACAGGAGATAAACCTCATATTCGAAATGCATTAGATCAAATAACAATGAAGAGTATTCAAAATTTACCAGAGGTTGCAAATGAACCAGACAATTATCTGAGGACTGTGAATGAAATTTTAAAGGATCCACGCGATGATAAGAAGATCATATCAAAAGTTGCCTCAACTATTACAATTGATAAAGCTAAATTATAGATGTAAGCTTAATATTAATATTTAAACATATTTTTGTGTAAATATTATATGGGAGGATACATTAGTCGATGCGACGCGAATAATACAAATACAAATGAATGTTTCATATGTGAAGTAGATATAGACAGGGTTTACGACATTGTCTATGTGTGTACGGTTTGTAAAATGAATATTCATCATAAATGTTTTGCAAAAATATTAAGAAAAGATGAAACTATATGCCCTCAATGTAAAAATGTCAACACAATACATACCACTTTAGACGTATAGTTGAATAATTTACTTAATACATGGAACCGAACCCTCCTCCTAGAGCTTCATTTGCCGCTAAAAACTGAGGTTCTTCATCATGAGTAGCAACATTGTGATACATTAGATTATAGTTTGGTAACTCTTGCTTTGTTGGTTCTTGTCGAGGTGGCTCTGCAGGATTGTTTTGGGGAACATGATAATTAGGTGTGGGTTTATGTTGTACCGGTTTGGCAATCTCCTTCTTTTTAGGTTTCTCCTGTTTTAAAGATGTCTCACCATCCCACAAATCATGTAGTCTTTCTACCATAAGATTTCCTTTTTCGCCTAATTTTGATTGAATGCTAAATGTAATCAATAGAATAGCTAAAATGACTGAAATGATAGAAATTTCGGGATAATCAGTTCCACTGTAGGGTTTGAAGAATGTGACAAAACGATGAATATAAAATAAACCAAAGAATAGAACAAGTAGTTGCAATACGATTTCAAAACTTACCTCGAGCGAACTTTTGTCTTCGTCTGCTGGTGGAATATACTTTTTCATCAATTTATTTAGACCAATTACAGGAATTATCGCTAAAAGCACATATTGCGAAATATTAGTTAATTCATGCTTTGTACTATCGTCGAATTTTAACATATGATTTAAGAATGTAACCGATTCTTCCTTGGGAGTGGCTTCTTCCATTATATGAAATAGGTATAGAAATTAATTTGTATGAATATCAAATTAATATAAAGGATAAAGAACTATATAAGAGCAATCACTAGAATATATTTATGTTGAATGTCGATGTAATTAATTATACAATATCTTTTATGCGTCTGTGCGATAAGTGCAATAGGTATGATTTTTTGAAAAAATATACAGAAAATAGATACTGTACGATATGTAGAAAGTACTGTTGTACTCAATGTAATATGGTAAGAGATTATACAATATATGAAACCACGGGGTTGTACTGCATAGATTGCCATTCGACATGTTTTTAATTCATTCGAATTAAAATTGACTACATATTTTTGTCTATAGTAAGTAAAGCAATCATGATTGATATGGATAGTTTAAATATATTCATCGAACAAATTAAACATCACCTTCATCCAATGACCTTTACGTATATAGGTTGGGTAACGTTACATTTTATCAGTTCGCACATGTATGTTAAATATTGTGTAGGTGACACTGTCTTAGATTTCTTCCTATCACCTATTCGTAGTGCATCGCCTATTTGCCAAGCCTTTAGTTGGACATCACATACATTGTCAAAACAGTTTATTACAATTTTGATATCGTGCGGTTCATACATGTGTAGTAAAATGGTATTAGATTACGGAAAAAATATGAAAATCGATTAATATTAATAAAAAATATATAGAAATATTGTAATATATTTTTTATACAAAGTAGAATATTATCAATGAAAAGCGATATTATTGAGGGTTATAAAGGTGTTATGGATCTAGACTTGAATTTGGTAGACCCCCGGTTCCACGAAATTGCTGTAAAACAACATTATCAAGATATCAATCAATATAAAATGGAACAATCAGAACTACGACCAGAACTACGTTACGAAAATACGGTGCAACGAGTATTACAAAAACAAG